CTAATTAAAGACAAGTTGGCTTTGAGTGGAACGATAGTTCGTAAAACTGGTGATGGAATAATCGATGGAACTTGGACTGATGCTTGGGCATACTACTTTGGTGGTAGTTATGCAGTAAGTGAAGACCAAAGGTTCGAGCTTTATGCAGTCGGTGCTCCACAAAGACATGGTCAAAATCTATACAAACAGAATATTGCCACATACTCACAAGAGTTAGCAGGTAATATTGATGGATATGATACCGATGCATTTGCAGAAGGTAACAAATTCGAAACTGAAGCTGGTAGATTTTACAATCAGAATTGGGCACCAGTTGACCCATCATATACAGGTAAACAATATTGGTATATGTATGGTGCAAGAACAACAGACAGATTCTCTAAGAACTTCTTGAACGAAAGAGAAAACTTCTTCCATAAACCATTAGTGAACTTAAATCACTTTTTAACAATTAACGATAAGATTGGAATATCATCTGTCGCATATTGGAGTGGTGGTTCAGGTGGTGGAACTGGTACATATGGTAGTGTATCAAGAACACCAGCAGTTGAGGGAGAAAGATGGTATGCAAGTTCACCGTGGATGTGGGATTGGAATGCTGAAATTGCTCAGAATTCTGATAACATCGATGAGAACTTTTCAGTATCAGAAAATCGTTCAACAGGTATCTTGAGAAACTCTATCAACAGACAAAATACATATGGTTTGATTTCTAAATTAAATTACAAAGTTAATGATGAGTTAGAATTACAAACAGGTATTGATTGGAGAACTGCTAAAATAGAACATGCTAGAGAAGTTCGTGATTTATTAGGTGGTGATTATTATGTTGATTATGCAGATGATAATTTTGAAGAGGGTAAAATGGTAAAACTCGGAGATATCATTGCATATCATAATGAAACCACAGTAGATTGGATTGGTGGATTTGGTCAATTCAATTACACTGCTGATAAATTAAATCTATATGGTATGGCAGGAATATCAAGTATTACATATTCATACGAAGACCATTTCGCGGTTAATGTAGATGAAGATGGTAATGAAATTGATAATCATGTTAAGGCAGACCCAATCTCAACATACCAAGTTAAAGGTGGTGCATTATATAATGTAAATGAGAATCTTGGACTATTCGTTAATAGTGGATATGTTCAAAAGGCTCCAATATTAGATAATGTTATCTACTATGATGGTACCGTTGCAACCGACCCAGATAATGAGAAATTCTTACATAATGAGGTTGGTGTAAATTGGGGTACTGAAAAAGTTGGTGTAAGAGTAAGTGCATACGATACTGATTGGAAAGATAGAAACCTTACTAAATCTGTACAAACAGGTCAAGGTTCATCAGGTGATACTGATATTATCTTCCTAACAGGCGTTAACCAAAAACATCAAGGGTTAGAACTTGAAACAAAAGTGAAACCTACTGATAAAATTGAACTTGATTTTATTGCCTCATATGGTAATTGGAAGTTCGATGGTGATGCAGATGGTACTTACCAAGAACAAGAGTATAATGATAATAACCAAGTAATTGGTGTAACTACTACAGAATACTCTTATGCACTTGACGGATTATATGTTGGTGATATGCCACAAACATCTTATATCTTAGGTTTGACATACAAACCAATTAAAGGTTTAAGATTACAGGCACTATACAAAACATATGATAGAAATTTTGCTGATTGGTCACCTGAATCTCGTGAGGTTGAGGGTGATGCCGATAGAGCACAAGTTTGGGAAGCTCCAGGTTACTCAAAACTTGATTTACATGCATCGTATAAACTACCAATCAAGGGCTATGACATTTCTTTAAATGCTCATGTATTTAATGCACTTGATGATATCTTTATACAAGATGCAGTTGATAATAGTAAATACAATGGGTATGGTGATAAACTTCACTTACCACATAATGCTGAGGTATTCTTAGGAACACCAAGATATGCAAACATTGGAGTTACTGTTAATTTCTAATTGTAATTATGGGGGGATTTATTTCCCCCCACTTACAAAAATAATTTAAGTTTTCAGATTTTTTTAATCTATTTATATTAAAGAGGTTTTATTTGTATCAGGCAATTCATTACGAAAAGAGAAAAAACAAAATCCATGTTTGGGATGATTTAAAAGGACATCTAATTGTTCCATATAGAAAGTATGCCTATGTTAAAAACTCTACTGGTCTACATTATACATTAGATGGTGATAAAGTAAAGAAAGTAACTCAATGGGATAATGATGACCCTAATTTATTCGAAAGTGATGTTCCAATCACAACAAGATTTTTAGTAGACCAATATACTGATTCCGATGATGTAAGTGAGGGAATCAGAACTTTATTTTTTGATATCGAGGTAGAGGTAGTGGATGGTTTTCCTGATGTGATGAAGGCCAATGAAAAGATAACTTCTATCGCGTTTTATGATGAAATGATACAAAAGTATTATTGTTATACATTAGATGAAAAAAGAACAATTCAGAACTATGAAAAGGATGATGAGATAGTTGAATTGTTTACAAGTGAACATGACCTACTAACTAAATTCTATCAAAAATATTCAGAGATACAACCACATATTTTGAGTGGTTGGAATTCAGAGTTTTTTGATATTCCTTATTTATACAATCGTACTGTAAATGTATTAGGTAAACCAGTTGCAGATATGTTATCACCAATTCGTGATGTATATTATAATGAATACAAAAAGAAACATAATATTGCAGGTGTTAGTTGTTTAGATTATCTTACATTATATCGTAAGTTCTCACCAATCCAACAATCAAGTTACAGATTAGATTATATTGGTGAAGTTGAAGTGGGTATGAAAAAGGTTTCGTATGAGGGAACACTAAATGATTTATATGAAAAAGATTTACAGACATTCATAGATTACAATATTCGAGATGTACGAATCTTAATTGAGTTAGATAAGAAGTTGGATTACATTGGTATTGCAAGAGGTATAGCACATCTTGGTCATGTACCTTATGAAGATGTGATGATGAGTTCAAGATATCTTGAGGGTGCGATATTAGTTTATCTAAAAAAGATTGGAGTGGTTGCACCTAATAAACCAAAGAATGTTTACAAGAGAGGTGAAGATGATAAGTTTGCAGGTGCATATGTACAGAAACCACAGTCAGGTAGACACGATTGGGTATATGATTTAGATATCACAAGTATGTATCCAAGTGTTATTCGTTCATTAAATGTATCACCAGAAACAAAAGTTGGTAAAGTTGATGGTTGGGATGCAGAAGAGTTCTTGAAAAAAGATTTAGTAAAAACCTACACACTAAAAAACAGAGATGGTAAAACAATTGATACTATCAGTAATGAAGATTTTGGAAAGTATTTAGAAGAGACAGGATTAAGTATATCATCTAATGGAATTATGTATCGTACAGACAAACAAGGATTGATTCCTGCACTACTTACAAAGTGGTTCAATGAAAGAGTTGAGATGAGAAAACTTGTTAAGAAATTTCATGAACAAGGTGATAAAGAAAAAGAAGAATACTTTGATAGAAGACAATACCTACAGAAGATTCTATTGAATTCCTTGTATGGTGTATTGGGATTACCTGTATTTAGATTTTATGATTTGGATAACGCAGAGGCAACAACATCTACTGGTCAAGCCTTAATTAAGTTCAGTAAGAAAATAACCAATCATTTTTATAACAAAGAACTTGGAGATAAAGATGATTATGTTATATACATAGATACCGATTCTATTTTTGCCTCTGCCGTTCCATTGATTGAAAAGAGATTTCCAAATGAGAAGTTATCAGAGGTGATGATGACACAAAGGATTATGGAGATATGTGAAGAGGTACAAGATTATCTGAATGAGAGTTATAATTACTTTGCCAAGAAGTTCTTGAATATCGATAATCATGTATTTGATATTAAACAAGAGGTGGTTGCAAAGACTGGATTATTCATTACGAAGAAACGATATGGATTACGAATCATAAATGATGCAGGTAGAAAATGTGATAAGATTCATGTTAAAGGTTTGGATACAGTCAGAAGTAATTTTGCAGTTGCCATGAAAGAACTACTGAGTAATGTATTGGAAGATATTTTGGCAAATGTTCCTAAAGAACAAATCGATGAGAGAATCAGTAAGTTTAAAAGAAATATGAATATGTTACATTATGATGTAATGGCAAATCCAATCGGTGTAAAGGGTATTGGTAAATACATTCAAGAAGATGAAGATTCACCTTTCAGTAAATATAAAAAGGGTGCACCTGTCCATGTAAAGGCTGCAATAAATTATAACTCATTATTAGAGTATTGGTTTGAGGGTAGAAAATATGAGAAGATTGGAAATGGTAATAAAATTAAATGGGTGTATTTAAAAGAAAATGAGTTTGGATTTGATACCATAGGTTATAAAGGTTGGGAAGACCCACCACAAATTTTAGATTTTATCAAAAAATATATTGACCATAATAGAATGTTTGAACAGGCAATGGATAAAAAGATTGGTATGTTCTATAAATCTATGGGTTGGACAGATGTTGTAGATAAACAACAAAGTATTGAAAGATTTTTTTGATTTTGGGAATTCTTGTATATATGTATATATAGAGATAATTAAATAATGAATAATAGGAGAAAATGGTTATGAAACAATCTGCATTATTGCGATTCATAGAAAAATACACACTTGGTGGAGAAATTAAATCTGTTAAGTGGGTAAGTGATGGAAACTCTTTATCTACAAAATTCATTAGTGGAGACAAATCATTAGTTGGTTCAGTAAAACTTGATAACTTTACTGATATAGACCCATCAGAAGTTGGTGTTTATAATACTGGTCAATTTGTTTCTTTGATGAAAATTTTGGGTGAAGATATTGAAGTAGATTTCGCACAAATGGGTGATAAATTCGTTAGTGCTGAAATGAAAGATAGTAACGGAACTAAATCAAAATATATGTTGAGTGATTTATCTGTAATACCTACACCACCAGATTTGAAAAATCTTCCGAGTGAGTGGGATTTAGAACTCGATATTGATTCACAATTCATCAGTACATTTATTGGTGGTAAAAGTGCTCTACCTGATACAGATACTTTTACAATCGCTGTAAATGGTGAAAATGTGGAAGTGATTATTGGATTTAGTAATGTTGCAACAAACAGAGTTACAATACCTGTAACAGGTAATAAGACTGGTGATATAGATGTTGTATCATTTAATGCAACTATGTTTGCGAATATCTTGAACGCGAATAAAGAATGTCAAAAGGCAGTTCTAAAAGTGAGTTCACAAGGTATTGCAACTATCAGTTTTAACATTGATGATTACTATTCGGAGTACTACTTAGTAGCAACACAACAAACTAATTAATGTATTTAAAGTATTTTGACAAGTTCAAAAATATGGAGCCTTACCTTTACATCCGACAGGGTGAATGGGAGTATATAAAACAAACATTTGATAAAGAAGATGTAAAGGAAAGTCTTGCTAAAGTCGCGATGACTTATCCACTACCTTACGCTGATATTACAGAGAATGATGCCACAAAAGAGTTGAGAAAACTCAAGGGTATGAGACATAATGAAATATTAGTAGAGGGTGAATGGTTTGCTCGAGAGGGAACTGAATACAAATACGATTTAACTTGGGAAGGTAAACAACAATATTTTCGTAGAGTTAATATTGGAAATAGTTCAAGTAATTATTTCCAACAAAAGAATCGTTGGAGTGTTGATGGTACAATTGCACCTGGTCCTGAACGAACTTGGGGTAGTGAAAAATTTATGACGAGTTTGATGGGTGCGGCATATACATTAAAATTACCTTGTATAGATAAAAAGTATTTGAGAACAATGATTAGTTTGAGAAAGTATATTTGTTCTCAATTCAAACCAAATGTTGCCAAAGTACTTTACGATAAACTAAATAGTAAAAGTATCTTAGATTTCTCAGCAGGATGGGGAGATAGATTGTCTGGATTCTATGCGAGTGAAACAGGTGAATATTATCTTGGAATAGACCCGAGAAAAGAAAATCATCCTATTTATCAAGAACAAACGGAATTTTATGAGAAACATAGAACAATGTTTGAAGTTGATAAAAGTGTTGATTTTGTTATATCACCTGCGGAAGAAGTTGAGTTTACTGAAATGGGTGAGTTTGATACCGTATTTACATCACCGCCATATTTTGGTGTTGAGAGATATAGTTACGATGATACACAAAGTTGGGTTAGATATAAAACTATTGATGAATGGAATGAAAAGTTCTTACAGAAAACTATTGAAAAGATATGGCCTTCAATCAAGAGTGGTGGATATTTAATGGTAAATATATCTGATGTTTACGCGAGTAGTGGTGCAAAACAAAAAAGGTTAAATACAAACGGAAAGTATTGGTTAGAGATTTGTAATCCTATGAATGATTTCATAAGTACATTCGGTGATTCAGAGTATCAAGGTTGTATTGGTATGGAGATGGCAAAGAGACCAAATAGTGGTGGAGCTGGAACAGCTGCTGATGATAGATTCTCTGATGATTCATTAGAACTTGCAGAACAAACAAAAGATAAAACATTTTGTGAACCTATTTGGATATGGAAAAAAATATAAAAGAATATTTTAAGAAGTTTTATAATATGAAACCTTATCTTTATATACCTGAAGATGAGTGGCAAATGATTATGAAAACTTGGGAAAAGGAAGAAGTGGTAGAGTCTTTATCAGAAGTTCTACATACTTATCCTTGTCCTATTCCTGAAATATCAGAAGAGGACACACTAAAGAGTTTGAATAAATTAAAGGGTGTTCAATTTAATGATATCTTAGTTGAGGGTAAATGGTTTCCAAGAAATGAAAATCAATATAATTATCCACTAACTGATTTATATTTCAAGAAAGATAATTCAGGTAACAATGCATCAAATGGATTTCATATTCAAAATAGATGGAAAGTTGATTGGGTGAGAACACCGAGTGGTTGGAGAACTTGGCAGACAGTAAAAGGAATTAAAACAATTGTTAGGGCATTCTATACATTAGAACAAGTATTAACAAAGGTTGATTTACAATCAATCAGAATGGCAACCACATTAAGAAAGTATGTGGCATCACAATTCAAACCAAGTATTGCGAAAGGATTTTATGATTATTTTAAAAGTGTTAATGTACTCGACTTTAGTGCTGGTTGGGGTGATAGGTTGGCTGGGTTTTATTGTGGAGAAACAACAAAATCATTCGTTGGGATTGACCCAAACACAAACAATCATCCAAACTATAAAAAACAAGTTGAGTTCTATAAAAAACATCAAACATTTTTTGAAGAACCAAAAGAAGTAGAATTAATTTGTTCACCTGCAGAAGATGTAGATTTTACAAAGTATGAAAATCACTTTGATACAATCTTTACTTCACCACCTTATTTTAATGTAGAGAAATATTCAGATGAAGATACACAAAGTTATAAACGATATACAAATATTGATAGTTGGAACAAAGATTTTTTACATTTTACACTTGATAAGTTGATATTTACTTTAAAGAAAGATGGTATATTGGCAGTTAATATTTCTGATGTATATTCTGCACCAGATAAAGGTTATTTAGAAATATGTAATCCAATGAATGATTTTTTGAAATCAAAGGGATTGGAATATTATGGTTGTATTGGAATGGAAATGACCAAACGATTCAATAGTGGTGGTGCAGGTAACGCCAAGAGTGAATATTTTAATGAAGAACTAAAAGAAAAAACACAAGAAACACAAAACACAGCATTTGGAGAACCAATTTGGATATGGAAAAAGAAATAAAAAATACATTATGGGTTGAAAAGTACAGGCCGTCATCACTTGACAATTACATAGGTAATGAACACCTAAGAAGTAAAGTCAAGGTCTACATCGAGAGTGGAGATTTACCACATCTTCTATTATATGGACGAGCTGGTACAGGTAAAACCACTCTCGCGAAACTACTTGTTAATAATATAGAATGTGATTATCTATATATTAATGCATCTGATGAGAATAGTGTTGATGTTGTAAGAGAAAAAGTTAAGAACTTCGCCTCAACACTTGGGTTCCAAGAGATGAAAGTCATTATCTTAGATGAGTGTGATTACATTACACCAAATGCTCAGGCTGCATTAAGAAACCTAATGGAAACATTCTCAAAACATTGTAGGTTTATCTTAACTTGTAACTATGTTGAGAGAATCATAGACCCGATTCAAAGTAGATGTCAATCATTTCAGATTATACCACCAGATAGAAAACAAGTTGCAGTTCACTTATCAGATATATTAACTAAAGAAAAAGTTAAATCAGAAATAAATGATATTGTAACTATAGTTAATGGTGGGTTTCCTGATTTAAGAAGAGTAATCAATGCCGCACAAAGACAAGTGGTGAATGGTGAATTGGTTATTGATGAGGGTATGAGTATTCAAAATGATTACAAGAATCAAGTGTTAGAGATATTAAAAACACAAGATAAAAAGAGTTCGTTCAAAAATATCAGACAATTATTAGCAGATTCAAAAGTAACAGACTTTAGTGATTTATTTAGATTGTTATTTGATACAGTCGATGATTGGGGTAAAGGGCATGTGGCGGAGTGTATTTTACTATTGGCTCAATATCAACAATCAGATGCAGTAGTTGTGGATAAAGAGATAAATATTATGGCGATGTTTACTGAACTTATTGGAAAAATAAAGTGAGAAAAGGATTTTGTGTTTCACCATTTCGATATGCCGAAGTAAGAGATAACGGAGATGTTTGGCAGTGTTGTACAAGTTGGATTGAAAAACCAGCTGGTAATATTTTATCAGATAGTTGGAAAAGTATTTGGAATAGTGATTACGCGAAAAGATTAAGAAGAAGTATGCACAAGGGTGATTTCTCTATGTGTGATGAAAACTTATGTCCTTACATTCAAAAGTGGAATAAAGGTGAAGAAGATTATTCAGCTTACTTTCCAATATATGATGAATCAACATTTGAAAAGTTATGGGATGCGAAAGAAATAAATCCTAATGGAAAGAAAAAGTATCAAGATATAATTGAAAACAAAATTATTGATTTACCTTATGGTCCTGAAAGTGTTACATTCGCTCACGATAGGAGTTGTAATTTAGCGTGTCCATCTTGTAGAAAAGATTTTTTTAAAACAGAGGGTAAAGATAGAGAACAAACTTATAAGATACAAGAGTTAATTATGGGAGAACCTATATGTGATACTCACGAAGTTTACATAACTAATTCAGGTGATGCATTTGGAGCTGATGTATTTAGAGATTTGTTAAAAATGATTAACACTAAAGACTTTCCAAATTTAGTTAATTTACATTTACATACAAATGCTAATAGTTGGTCAAAAACACATTGGAATAGACTTAAAAATCTACACGATATTCCAAGATTAACTTGTCATATCAGTATTGATGCGTGTACAAAGGAAACTTATGAAATAGTAAGAAAGGGTGGTAAATGGGAAACACTTCAGAAAAACTTGAAGTTTATATTTGAAGATATTCCTAACTTAAAATTTATTAGAACATCATTTGTTTGTCAAGATTTAAATTACAAAGAAATGAGTGGTTTTGTAGAATTAATTGATGATTTAAGTTATGGTTCAAATGCCGTAGTTGAAGTAGAGTTTGGACAATTTACTGATTGGGGTGTAAGTTCAAAAGAAATAGTTGAACAAAGACAAATATTTAAAAGAACACATCCTGATTATAATTTGTTTTTAGAAGAATATAAAAAAATGTTAAAGTTAGATAAAAAAGTTATCATTACAGATAATTTTGATATAACAGAAGAGGAGTTAAAATGAGTGAAGAAAGAACATACCAACAACCACCAGAATTAGATATTTCAAAAGCGGATACTATTACTTGTGAAGAATGCGGAAATGCATCTTTTATACCAGCGTTCTTTTTGAAAAGAATATCTGCGTTGATGAGTCCAACAGGTAAAGAAGCGATTGTACCAATCCAAGTTTATAGTTGTGGTAATTGTGGAACCGTTCCACAGAAGATGTTAGCATCAGTTCAACAAGAAGTAAATGTATAGATGTATTATAAGATAGATTTAAATAATTACAAACCTAAAGAGGTTCGTCATTATTTAACATTTAATGATTATAATAAAATAAGTATTTATCAATTAGAAGCCATTGAAAATGAATTAAATAATTTTCAAGATTCATTTGGTCGACCTTGGAAAGAGTGGGATATGTCTGATTTGGAATATCGTTTAAAAAATAATTGGAGATTTTATTTAGTTGGTAATGGTAGAGATGGGTTGGAATTACCAGTTATTGAGGGTTGGGCATTCATAGATTATAATTGGGAAATACCTTATTTATGCAATCGTTATGTAGTTCCACAATATAGAGACGGAAAACTCGGAGAAGATTTAGTTTGGATGCGATTTAATGATTTAAAAGAACAAGGTTACGATAATTGTTATGGATTTATTGATAATTGGAATACACCTGCTAGAGTAGTTAGTAGAAAACTTAAAGGACTTGTAGAAGAGTATGAAAGCTTGGATATTAAAAAGAAATAAAACAGAATTTGAATTATGTGATGTTCCAAAACCTACAATCAAAGATGATGAGGTTTTGATAAAGTCAAAAGTTTGTATGGTAACATATAATCTTGTGTGGTCGGCTAATGGTAATCCAGTGGATATGAATAAATTGTATAATCGTGATTACACAATTTTTGGAACTGATGGTGGTGGTATAGTAGAACAAGTCGGTAAAGATGTTTCCGATGTTAAAGTTGGAGATGAGGTTATAGTTTACTCTATGATGAATGAAAAAATATTCGGATATGAAACTACTAATGGATTATTAGGAGAGTATGCGGTAGTGAACCAAGATATGTGTTATTTAAAACCAAGTTATTTAGATTGGAAAGATTGTTGTGTTGGTTACTATGGAACTAACTTACAAGCATTAATGAATAGTAATTATAAAAAAGACGACATTGTGTTAGTGTGGGGTGGTAGTGGTTCTTGTGGAACATCTGCTATCCAATTGTGTAAAGAGTTAGGACTGAGTGTTTACACTATTACATCTGATTGTTTTACAAAAAATAATGCAGATTTATCTTTTGATAGAACAAAGTTCGATATAAGTTTAAAGTCATCTTTGATAATGATGAGAAAATCAATGAAATCATTAAAAGGATTACCGACAATTATTATAGATTACTTAGGACAAGACACATTAGATTTTAGTTTAAAGTTGCTAGAAAGGGGTGGAAGAGTTGTTGTGTATGGTGCTCATACTGGATATAATGTTTCTTTTGATAGTAGATATCTATGGTTGAATGAAAAAAAGATTATTGGTAGTCATTATTGTAGTAAAGAAAATTTTGAGAAGTCATTGAAGTTAATGAAAAATATAAAACCAAACTCAACGGAACATAGTATTTATAACTTTGACTCAGTATTCAATGACTTAAAACAAAACAAACTAAATGGATTAAATTCTTTGATTTGGTAATATTTATTCTTAGGAGAAAATTATGTCAGTAAAAACAGAATCAACAAATTTATTAAATTACATCACAGGTAGTGCGGGTGGTTGGCCAGTAAATACTAAAGTTGGAATAGTAGGAAACCTTGATTACTTAGTTGAAACAGGTTCAAATGATGTGTATTTTATTGAAATGAATACTAATATTTCATTAGATGGTTCTATATCAGACCAAACTTCAATGTATAATAAAGTATCAGATTATGCTAATGAACAAGATTGTGAGACTTGTTATGTTTATGGTGTTCACGAATCATACAAATCAAATCCTACTTCATATCAAAGAGATTTGATAAGTTCAAGTTTTGCAAGACACGGAATATCAGTAAATTTTGAATATAATAATAGTACATCACATACATATTTTGCTCAAAGAACAATGGAACAATACTCAGGTAGTTTTCATTTATTTGTACAATCACCTTTTTATAGTGATGATAACTTATTTAGTATCGTTAGTGGTTCATACAATAAAATTAATTTTAGAAGTATTGTAGGTTCTTCACCAGAATCTAATAGTTTAATACCATTATTTGATTCATCATCACCATCAACAAATGTAAATAATCCTGATTTTATTATTAAAAATCCAAGTTTAGATGGTGGATTTATTAACAATTATAAAATGTATGATTGGAATGGTTCTAATTCAAGAATATCTCAGGCATTAACATCTGCGAGTTCCGCTGGACATATAGTTGAAAAGTTTATTGTAATGAGTGGAAGTGCACAAAATTTAGAAACGGGTAGGTTTGTTTATTTAACCACACCAACAAAACAAGTAGAGTTAAGAAATGATGTAGTTCCACTGTTACATTATAAATCAGATGGGAATGATGGATACAATATCAAATCATATGGAAGAACGACAGCTAGTGGTAGTTTAATTAGTATGTTTGATGGTTCTACAAAACAAGTTCAAGATGTAGAAGTTGGAGATGTAGTTTCATCATATTGGCCAGATGGTATGAGTTTAAGTGATATAGATTATAGAGATTATACCATCACAAACTTAACAGGTTCTATGAGTGGTTCAATTGTAGTTGGAGTTTCATCAGATGAAAGAACTGAACATTATTTATTAAATGGAACAAAAATATTATCTAAGTCAAGTTTTATGGCTGGAGATTCGGATTATTTTGTTAAATCAAGTGGAACTTGGGGTTGGAAAAAAACAAGAAATATTTCAGTAGGTGATTATCTACTACAAGGAGACGGAACAGAATTAGAAGTTACATCACTAACAGAACATACAGGCTCTATGACCTTTTATTCATTGGATGTAGAGGATATTGATACTTATTTTCAAAGTGATATTTTAGTTCACAACATACCAAAGAGGTAATATGAAATATAATGATGGTTTTAAATATTCAATACAAATTCCAAACTTTCTTTCACCAGAAAAGTGTGATGAATTAATCAATGACATAAAAAATTCTGAACAAGATGTGATTGGTTGTGTTGGAGATGAAAGAGGTGGAACTGCAATCATACCAGAAATTAGAAAAACTAATGAGTGGTATTTGTTTGACCAACCTGATAATAAATTTAGACCAGATAAAGTAAACAAAGATTGGAAATGGTTACAAGATAAAATGTTCCAAATGGCCAATATCGTAAATGATAAAATATTTCAATTTCACATCGAGGGTTGTGATGATGAACTAAAACTTATCGAGTATACAGAGGGTGGATTTTATGGTTGGCACACGGACTTCAACGCAGGTAGTTGTTCCAACAGAAAATTAGTAGGGATAATCCAATTAACAGACCCGAGTGAATATGAGGGTGGAGATGTTCAATTCGGTATCCAAGATAAAGATACAAAAGAGTGGTATACAATGAACAAACTAAAAGGTTCAATAACTTTTTTTCCGGCTTTCTTGTGTCATAATGTTGTTCCAATCAGTAAAGGTAAACGATATGTTATTCAAGAAATATTCGTTGGAGACCATTTTAGATGACACAAAACGATAATTTTGAGTGGTATGTTCATATACCATTTTTAAGTGAAGAACAATGTGATGAGTTGTTATTACAATTAAAATCAGAAAATGGTTGGTCAAGAGCACAAGTTATAAATCCAAACACTTTAGAAGAAGAAGAATCTGAATACCGAAAATGTGATGAGTTATTTTTAAAGAAAAGTCATAATAAAGAAATAAAAGGAAACTATGATTGGATTTTAAAAAAGTTAGATACAATTGTAAAAATAACTAATAACAGAATTTGGAACTTCGATATACAAGAAACTTCTGGTGATTTCAGAGTTTTAAAATATAATATTGGAAACGAATTTGGTTGGCACTCAGGAACAGATAAAGGTTATCTATCGTTAAATAAAATAACTTGTTTAATACAATTATCAAATCCAGAAACAGACTTTGAGGGTGGAGACTTACATTTTGCGTTTCAAGATGATGATGGTAATTTTTTTAAAGCACCATATAAAAAGGGATATTTATTTATGTTTCCATCATTTGCGAACCATATGGTAACTAAATTAATTAGTGGAGAGAGGTATATAATGAGAGAAACTTATCTTGGAGAACCATTTAAATGATGTATGAATTTCAAAAACAAGAAAAATTTAAGTTCAATGAGTGTAGTATAATGGATGGAAAAGATATTGTTATGCACGAGTGGGAACATCCAATGATGAAAAAACACGCAGAAATAGTTTGTCAAAATGGTGGTGATATTTTAGAATTAGGATTTGGTATGGGAATTAGTGCGGGATATATCCAACAACAGAATATTAAATCACACACCATCATTGAAAAGGATAAAGATGTTCATAAAAGACTTTGTAAGTGGGCAGAAGATAAACCAAATGTAAAAATAATCTTTGGAGATTGGGTTGATAATTTACCAGATAAAAAGTTTGATGGTGTATTTTTTGATACCTATAATGATATAAACAGAATGTTTTTACCACTAAGGTTATTATCAGTATTCAAAGAAACTACTATTGTAAGTTGGTTTAATACATATTTAGCTGAGGATAATATATATTCCAAAAGTTTATTACAAAATAGTTCAGTAAAATATCATAAAGTAAACATTAAAATACCTGAATATGTAGATTACTTTTTAAAAGAATATAAAGATGAATATTTTGTTCCTGAATGGAGTATTGGTGAAAACGACACAAAAGAAAAGTATATGAAAATATTACATAAGATGAGAAAATGATGAAACAAAATAATAATTTTCAATTTGTAATTCATAGAGATAATTTTTTATCAAAAACACAATGTGATAATATTATAAAATTATTTGATGAAAATAAAACATCAAGTTCAGAATTAGCTGGTGAATATAATGGCTCGTTATTAAATAAAAATGTTCGTGATGCGAAAGAGATTATATTTGAAGATGATTATATTAAAAATAAAATAAAAATGGTATTAGAGTTGGCTAACTTATCTATATACAAATATAATATACAAGAGTTAGAAGATGTAAAGTTATTAAAATATAATATTGGTGGTAAATATAAATGGCATACTGATGTAGGTTCTAAAGAAACTTCTACAAGAAAATTAACTGCTATTGTTCAGTTGAGTGATGAACAAGATTATGAGGGTGGAGATTTAGAATTTGGAATTACAGATGAGTTGGGTGAAAACAATTATGTTGCTACTAAAAAACAAGGTAGTATTATTGTATTTCCATCATTTTTATCACATAGAGTGATACCTATTACTAAAGGTACACGATACTCATTATTAACTTGGATGAACGGAGATAGTTTTGTATAAAAAGAACAAAGATTTTAAATGGGCGATAGCGAGAGATAATTTTTTGACTCAAAATGAGTGTGATGAGATTATAGAAAAAATAAAAACTCAAAATAAAATGTTTGATAATGAAGATTTTATTGAAAGAAATGGTAGTTGGGTTGATTTTAATAATGACCCAATTAAAGATAAAATATTTAATGTAGTTAAAGTGGCCAATTCTATGTGTTTTAAATTTAATATAGGTGGAGTTGGTGGTTGTTACGGAAAACATTACTTTGCGAAAGATTTCGAAAAGTTATGTGAAAATGGACCACTACATTCAGATTTATCACCTGAAGATAATAAACTAGCTCACGGTGATTATAGTGATGAGGTATTTGAAAAGGAAATTAATGTATTTGATACCACCACAAAATTAACAGCTATTGTTTTTTTGAATGATGATTTTGAGGGTGGAAACTTAGTTATTTGGGATGCTCCTATTAAAGTAAAACCAGGTAGACTTGTTATTTTTCCATCTTTTGCAGGTCATAGGGTAGAGAAATTTACAGGTAATGATAGATTTGTTCTCGCTACTTTTATTAAAGGTGATTACTTTAAATAAAATTCATTTTCAGAAAAAATTAAACTATTTATATAAAAGGTTCTAAAATGTCTAAGAGTTTATTCGACCACATAAAACAAATAACAAATGTACAAAATACATTGTATTGGGATTCACTTTCTGATGGTGATAAGAAAAGTTGGAGTAACTATATGGTTCATCGTTTTCTTAGTATGAAATCAGAATGGATTCAAGTAGTGAATGAGATACAAAAGTATTGGGAGTTGGCTCCTAAGAATGTATATCAGTTTTATATCGATATAATTCCAAGAGGTAGAACATTTTTAAAGTATACGAAATCAAAAAAGAAATCAAAAGTTGAGAAGTGGGCAATGGAACACTTAACAGATTATTTTGAGTGTAGTACAAAAGAGGTTGAGGATTACCTTGAAATATTAACCAAAGAACAAGTTACCACAATCATTATGAAGTATGGTGTGGATGACAAACAATTGAAAAAGATATGGGTGAAGTAGAATACAAAAATAATTTAGAAAGAACACTTGAGTATTTTCGTCATTTTGATAGAAAAGGTTTGTTAAAGAAATTAGTTAATAAAGATGAACCTGTAATTCTTGATATTGGTGCGAGTGTAGGACAAACATTAAAAGAATTTAAAGAGATTTGGCCAAATAGTTATGTTCATTGTTTTGAACCTTTGGTGGAATCTTACAATGAATTAGTTAAAAATAATTTTAAAAGAGTAAAGTACAATAATTTTGCATTAGGTAATGAAAACTCAACGAGAAAAAAGTTCTATTACCATAAGGTTCAACCAATGTTAAGTGGTTTTGAAAAAATAAATAAAAGAAGTAAAGATAGTATTGCGATAAATAATCCATCGATGGCTGGGATTTCAAAGGGTGAGTTTGTGAAAAATATAAATGATGAAATTACCGTAGAAGTAAAAACATTAGATGATTGTTGGTTTAGTGGAGATATAGATATAATAAAATTAGATGCTCAAGGTGGAGAATCTAAAATTTTTGAGGGAGCTCAAGAAACTTTAAAAAGAACAAAAGTAGTTTTAACAGAATTACACTTTTACGATTTATATGAAAATAAAAAGAGTTTTAGTGATATAGAAAAATACTTACATCCAGCCGGATTTCGTTTATATGATATAAGTCATATTAGTAAAAATCCTATGAACGGTAGAACAGATTGGGTTGATGTAATTTACACAAAGGAGAAGTAATGGCAAATAATTTCAGAAATGAAGAAAAGTTTTACCTACAAGAAATTGAGTGGGGTGTTAATTCAAAAACCAACACCACTTATATGAATTATGAGTTTGATATAGATAGTTTATATAGTACGATATTGAAATTAGATTATCTACAAAGATGTAATCCAGGTACTGATATTAATTTAAATATTGCTTCTTATGGTGGTGATGTTTACGCGATGTTAGGTTTAGTAGATTATATCAGAGGATTAGATGTAAAGGTAAACACACATTGTGTTGGAACTTGTATGAGTGCCGCTTCAGTATTGTTGGCTTGTGGTACAGGTACAAGAACTATGACAAAACATTCAACCGTAATGGTACACGAGGGTTCTACATTTGAGGCAGGTAGAAATACTGATGTTAAGAAAGGTGTAGAACATATTAGTGAGTTACAAAAAGATATTAATAATTTATTGGGTGAAGTTACAAATAAAGAAGCTAGATTTTGGGAACTCACACAAAGAAACGATACTTACTTAAACGCAGAACAATGTGTTGAATATGGTATTGTTGATGAAATTAAATAAAAAAAGACTTGACACTTATATCTAAAGTGTTGTATATTAACATATAATAAATTGGAGAATAATATGGTAAAGACTATTAAAGATAGTTCTACATTCACTATGGGAGATGCACATACAAAAGTTATTGATGATGTCGGTCAAGAATATGACCCGACAGATGTCGTTGGTTATATGGAAGAACAATATCCACAAATGACGGAAGAGTTCAAAAAAATTCAAAGAGAACAATATGAATTATTCCTACATAAACAACACGATTATGGGCCACAAAATATTGCAGTAGGACAAGAACTAAAAAATGATGAAGAGAAACGATTATCCTTAATGGGTATTTGGTTTAGGATTAATGATAAAGTAGAGAGAATCAAAACTCTTATCATGAGAGGTGATGATGGTTCTTTAGAGAATGAAGGTTTAGTAGATAGTTATTCAGATATCTCAAACTATGGAGTGATGGCACAAGTAGTAGCGAGAGGTAAATGGGCAAAATAAGTTATTCACAATTTGCCAAG